GGCATTTTCGTGCGAATTGAAGTTCTGGCTTTGAGTTTTCCGGGGGATGCGAGATGGCGGACCAACAAAATCCCGACGCGCGGCCGACGTCCGGGGCGGAGCCGCCGCCCGAGCCGGCGCGCGGGGCCGCGCCCCCGGACCACCTGTCGGATGAGGCGCGCCGAGAATGGCTCCGCCTCACCGAGGAATATGCCCTGGATGACCCGGCGGCGCAGCTGATCCTGACGACGGCCTTCGAGGCGTTCGACCGGATGAGGGGCGCGCAGCGCGAACTCACGCTCGCCGGCGGCGTGACGTTCCGCGACCGGTTCGGCAAGCCGAAGGTGCACCCCGCCGTCGCGGTGGAGCGGGACGCGCGGGCCGGATGGCTCGCCGCGCTGAAGCAGCTGAACCTCGACCTCGAGCCGCTCCGAGATGCGCCGGGACGCCCTCCGGGCTCCCCGGCGGATGGGCCCCCGCGCCGGCCGATGGGTGGTCTCTTTCCTGAGGACTGATGCCGACGAACCGTCGCCGCATTCGCCGCCAGCGTCGCACGCGCGTGGCCGCGGAGCCGGTCGCCTACTGGCGGACGGGGCTGCGCGACTACGTGGCGATCGCACGGCAGTACGCTCAGGACGTCGTCGACGGGACGGAGATCGCGTGCAGGTTGACGAAGCAGGCCTGCGCCCGGCACCTGAAGGACCTCGAGCGCTCGGACACTGACGCGGCCTGGCCGTTCTACTTCTCGTCGGCCCACGCGGCCGACGTGTGCGGCTTCGCCGAGCAGCTGCCGCATATCGAGGGGAAGTGGGCCACTCCGACGATCCACCTGGAGCCCTGGCAGATCTTCTTCCTCACGACGCTCTTCGGGTGGCGCCGGCGAGAGGACCACGGTCGGCGCTTCTCGATGGCGTATCTCGAGGTCGCGCGGAAGGCCGCGAAGTCGACGATCGCCGCGATCATCACGCTCTACTGCCTCACGTGCGACGGGGAGGTCGGGCCCCAGGTCATCATCGGTGCGACGACCGGCGCCCAGGCGCGGAAGGTCTTTACGCCCGCACGCCGGATGGTCAAGCGGAGCTCGAGGCTTCGCGAGACGTTCGGGCTGCAGGCGTTGGCGCACTCGATCCTGTGTGAGTCGAACGCGGGATTCATCCAGACGATCAACGCGAAGGCCTCGACCCAGGACGGCTGGAATCCCCACCTCGTCGTGCTCGACGAGCTCCACGCGCACAAGGATCGGTCGCTCTTCGACGTCTGCCGGTCCGCGTTTGGCGCCCGGTCGAATCAGCTGCTTCTTATCATCACGACGGCCGGCTACAACCTGGCCGGCGTGTGTTACGAGCAGCGCACGCTGGTCGCGCGGGTGCTAGACGGGACCGTCCAGGCGGCTCGACGAGGGCGACGATCTGTTTGATCCGGCATTTTTCCGCAAGTCCAATCCGGTGCTCTGTGCGACGGAGCACGGCGTGGAGACCATGCTGACCGACGCGCTCACCGCCAAGACCATGGGCGGCGCGGAGCTCGTCAACTACATGGTCAAGTGCCAGAACATGTGGAGCCTCGGCGGCGAGGACATGTTTACGGATGCGGTGACGCTCAAAAAGTGCCGCTGCGATCTCACGCTCGCAGATTTCCGCGGCTGCGAGGCCTATGCGGGCCTCGACCTCTCCTCCGGCGGCGATCTCACGACGCTCGCGCTCGAATTTGAGCGCGGCGGCCTCTATTACGCCTGGTCGCTGTCTTTCATGCCGCGCGGCCGGCTCGAAGAACACAAGCTCACCGATTTAGCGCCCTATGACCAGTGGGAGCGGGACGGTCTGATCCTCGTGACCGGCGGGCGCAGCGATTTTAAAAACGACTACGGCTTTATCATTTCGGAGCTCAAGCGGGTCATCGCGGACTACGGCATCAAGCTCGCCGGCATCGGCTACGACCCGCACAACGCGGACGGCTTTCTCGCCGCGCTCGAGGAGCTGGGCGCGCCGCTGCTGGAGATCCGGCAGAGCGCGCGCTTCCTGAGCGACGGGACAGCCGACGTCCGAAACACGATGAAGTCCGGCCAGTATCTCTACGACCGAAAAAACGAGCTGCTCGACTGGAGCCTGCGCAACGCGCGGATCGTCAGCAACAGCTTCGGCGAGGTAAAGGTAGACAAAGACCCCAGGGCCAGAACCCGCCGCATCGACCCGGTCGACGCGGCGCTCGACGCGCACATCGCGCGGATGAAGCTCGCCGGCAAGGCCATCGACTTTGATGCGGCGATGAGCTCCTACCTCGACAAAATGGGCTGGAGCGGAAAGGACGGGACATGAAGGGAAAACAGCGGAACCGCCTCGGCGCGCTCGCGGACGTCCTGATCGTCGGCGGCTGGGCGCTGCTCTCGCTCGGCGTTTGGCGGATCAACGCGTCCGCGGGCATGATCGTCTGCGGCGGACTCGCGATCGTCGCGGGCATTGGCATCGGGAGGGGGCTTGGCGGATGATCTTTGACAAAGCTTTCCGGGCGCGCGAGCCCACGAAAAAGAGCCTTAACGACACGGCGGCGGCGTCCATGACGCTCACCCAGCTCGTCGACTGGCTCGGCAGCGGCGGCCTTTCCTCCGCCGAGGCACCGATGGGAGACGCGACCTATTTCATTTGCCAGCGCGTCCTCTCGGAGAGCATGGGAAAACTGCCGCTCAAGCTCGTGCGCAAGACGGCGAAGGGCGGGACGGAGCAGCTCACGAGCGAGCCGCTCTACGATCTTTTGCGGACGCGCCCGAACCGCTACACGACGGCGGCGACCTTCCAGTCCCGGGCGGAGTTTGACCGCAACGAGTACGGCAACGCCTTCATCCGCATCGAAATGACGCCGGAGGGCCTGCAGCTCTGGCGGCTGCCGCCGCCGCAGGTGACGATCTGGTTTGACAACGCGCGCATCCTCAGCGACACCGAGCATCTTTGGTACAAGTGGAGTGCGCCGAACGGCAAGGTGTTCATGTTCTCCGAGCAGGAGATCATCCATTTCCCGGGCTGGTACTCCGTCGACGGCGTCGCCGGCCTGCCGGTGCGGACCGTGCTCAGGCTCACGATCGACGGCGCGCTCAGCTCCGAAAAAATGCTCTCGACCCTCTACGCCAACGGCATGGTCGGCAAGGCCGTGCTGCAGTACACCGGCGACCTCTCGGTGGAAAACAAGGCGATATTCGCAGCCGGCATCCAGGACTACATCGACGGCAACGTCAGCGGCACGAAAAACCTCATCCCGCTGCCCTTCGGCACCCAGCTCACGCCGGTCGACGCGAAGCTCGCCGACGCCCAGTATCTCGAGCTGCGGAAGTTTACGGCCCTGCAGGTCGCGGGGGCCTTCGGCGTGAAGCCCGACCAGATCAACGACTACACCAAGAGCAGCTACGCCTCTTCGGAGGCGCAGGAGCTCGATTTTCTGATTTCGACGCTGCTCTGGCGGCTCGAGAACAACGTGCAGGAGCTCAACTATAAGCTCCTGACGCCGCAGCAGCGGGCGGATGGCTGGACCTTTGACTACAACACCGGGGTGCTGCTCAAGCCCACGACCGACGCGCTCATTGACGCGAGCCAGAAGGCGGTCGGCGGCGGCATTTACACGCCGAATGAGGCAAGAAGCTTTCTCGGTCTGCCGGCCTCGGAATTCGGCGACGAGCTTTATTTTTCAAACGGCTCGGCGCTGCCGATGCGGCTGGCCGGGACCCAGTACGACAAAAACGGCGCGGAAGGAGGTAACTAAAGTGGAAACAAAGGTTGAAAAAGCGGCGCGAGTTGAAAAACAGGCGCTCGACGACGCGGAACTTGCACTTATCAACAAGCAGGCGCTGCGGGAACTGACGACGGACGAGGTGTTTACGTTCAAAATTGCGGCCTGCAACGACCAGGTTGACCGCGACTATGAGCACTTCTCGGAAAAGACTCTTGCGGATCTTGTGGCGCTCTACGTCGGAAAAACAGTGATAATGGACCACAAGTGGAGCGCCGCCAATCAGACCGCACGGATCTATGCTTCCGGTGTTGAGGCGATGGCCGGAGGCGGAAAGCAGCTTGTCCTGCGCGCCTATATGCTGCGGAACGATGAGAGCAAAAAGACGATTGACCGCATCGAGAGCGGCATTTTGCGCGAGGTGTCGGTTAGCTGCTCGACACAGCGAGCGGTTTGCGACATCTGCGGCGCGGACAAACGCATTACCTACTGCGAGCACCGGCCCGGAAACGAGTACGACGGGAAAACCGCAACTGTGACGCTCGACGGGGCGGCCGACGCCTACGAAGTGTCCTTCGTTGCGGTTCCCGCGCAGCGGGAGGCGGGCACGGTCAAAAAGTACGGCGGCGAGGACACAAAGCCCGCGCCGAAACCCAAGAAGACAGCGCTGACGGAGCTGCGGCTCCGGTCGGCGAAGGCCAAACTGAATTTGCTTGAATTGGAGGGCAAATAAAATGCAGATGAACGAAAACATGCGTACAATCTACGCCAACATGAAGGCCAAAACGGACGAAATCAAGAAAATCCCGGTCGACGACGAGCACGAGGAAACGCTCAAAACGGCGCTCGACGAGCTCGACGCCATCAACAAAACCTTTGACCTTGCAAAGCGCGCCTACGAGGCCGAACGCGCCTTTGCTGCCGCCGGCAGCGCAGACTCCACTGACGGTGAAGGCGAAGACACTCGCAAGGGTGCAAACGGCTTTGAGCTCATCGCCAAAGCCCTGACGCATCAGGACATGACCCCCGAAGAAAAAGCGCTTCTCACCCCGAAAACGGGCGTCAGCAAGGCCCTCATCACCGGAGGCGCCAGCGGCGAGAGTCTCCTTACCCCTTTCTGCAGCCGGGGGCCTCGACAGACCCCTACAGCTATATCCGGCAGATCATGCAGTGGTGCGACAGCCGGCAGGTGGTGCGCTTTATCATCTCCGGCACGCCGGCCAACTGCACGGCGCTTATCGAGGATTACGATTACAAGGAGCAGGACGGCTCCGGCGACGTCTATCTCTCCATCAGCCTGCACAAGTACCGGTATCTTGAGACGGTGCGCAAGGCGACCGAGACCACGGGCAACGCCGCGCGGCCGGCCGCGGCGGCGGGCTCCGCGGCGAGCAGCGCCGGAAAACCCAACAGCTACACGGTCAAACGGGGCGACACGCTCTCGGCGATCGCGCGGCGCTTTTACGGCAGCCCGGCGCTCTACGCCAAGCTTGCCAAGTACAACGGCATCAAAAACGCAAACCTCCTGCGCGTCGGTCAGGTGATACAGCTGCCCGACAAGACGGCGCTGGGGTAAACGGTCCAAACTGGACACAAAGGAGGGCTGCACGGTGCGGCTCATCATCTCAACGGAGCGCGGCGTCACGGACGTCACGCAGCTCGTCTCCACGCTGACGTGGAGCGGCGACAGCAAGCAGTGCGCCCGCAAGGTGGAGGCGGAGATCCTTTCCTCGCACACGGACCGCAACGTGCCCGTGTGCGACTGCCCTCTCGGCAGCGGCGTGACGCTCGAGCACGAGGGCAAGACACTCTTTGAGGGCTGGATCTTTACGCGGGAGCGGGCGACCGACAGCTCGACGATCACGCTCACCTGCATCGACCGCGGCCTCTACCTCAAGCGCAACGAGGCGGTGTACAAATTCGCGGGCACGACGGCCGAGGCCGCGACGGCGCGCGTCTGCGCCGACTTCGGCATCCCCGTCGGCTCGCTCGCGGCGACCGGCATCAAGCTCACGCGCAATTTTCTCGGCGTCGACCTCTACAGCATCATCGAG